CTCACTTACTTTTATGGGGTAATGCTTATGCTCAGATAATTAGAAATGGTAAAGATGAGATCATTGCTTTATATCCTTTAATGCCTAATAAGATGACAGTTGATAGGGATGAATCAGGAGTCCTTTATTATACATATCAAAGAAGTATTGAAGAAGGTAATGAAGCAGGGACTGTAACACTTACACAAAAAGATGTACTTCATATTCCAGGCCTTGGCTTTGATGGACTTGTTGGTTACTCACCAATTGCAATGGCAAAAAATGCTATAGGACTAGCTATTGCCACGGAAGAATATGGAGCTAAGTTCTTTGCTAATGGTGCAGCACCTAGTGGTGTACTTGAACACCCAGGCACCATAAAAGATCCTGCAAGATTAAGAGAAAATTGGAATGCCACATTTGGTGGTTCTGCAAACTCTGGTAAGGTTGCAGTGCTTGAAGAAGGTATGAAATACACACCTATATCTATTTCACCAGAACAAGCACAGTTCTTAGAAACAAGAAAGTTTCAAATAAATGAAATAGCTCGTATTTTTAGAGTCCCACCACATATGGTAGGGGACCTAGAAAAATCAAGCTTTTCTAATATAGAACAACAATCCTTAGAGTTTGTTAAATACACGCTTGATCCGTGGATTATTAGATGGGAGCAATCTTTAAATAGGACTTTATTAAAGCAAGAAGAAAAGAACAAATATTTCTTTAAGTTTAATGTTGAAGGCCTACTTAGAGGTGACTACCAATCAAGAATGAATGGATATGCTATAGCAAGACAAAATGGCTGGATGTCAGCCAATGATATAAGAGAACTTGAAAACCTAGATAAGATCTCAGCCGATGATGGTGGAGATCTTTATTTAATTAATGGCAATATGCTACCGCTTAATATGGCAGGAGCTTATGCAGATAAAGAAAAGGAGGAGGACAATGAAGAAGTTTTGGAACTGGAAAAAGGTAACAAACGAAGAAGCAGTAGAAAGAGTACTAGAACTTAATGGTACTATCGCTGAAGAATCATGGTTTGAAGATGATGTAACACCTAAGATGTTTAAAGATGAACTTTATTCTGGTGATGGTCCAATCACTGTATGGATTAATAGTCCAGGAGGAGATTGTATTGCAGCTTCACAGATCTATTCAATGCTAATGGATTATAAAGGTGAAGTTACAGTAAAAATTGATGGTATTGCAGCTTCAGCAGCCTCGGTAATAGCTATGGCTGGAAATAAAGTCTTAATGGCACCAACTGCACTTATGATGATTCATAATCCTGCAATGGCAGCCTTTGGTGATCATAACGATATGGCCAAAGCTATAGATGTTTTAAATGAAGTAAAAGAATCCATTATTAATGCTTACCAAATTAAAACAGACAAGTCTAGGAACTTGCTTTCTAAACTGATGGAAGCAGAAACTTGGATGAATGCTAATAAAGCAATTGAACTAGGTTTTGCAGATGGAATCTTAGAAAGAGAATCAAGTGAAGTTGTACCAACAGATGCATATATGTTTGGTGCTAAAGAGTTTGATATGGCTCTAGTTAATAAGATTTCAGATAAATCAAAAGATGTACCTTCATCTAAAAAAGGTCGTAATGTCAACGAATTAAAAGACAAACTTGCAACAATTAAAAATTATATTTAGGAGGATTTCAAATTATGAATAAGCAAGAAATGATTGAAAAGAGAGCTAATCTTTGGAAGGCAATGAATGCTTTTTTAGATACTCAAAAGAAAGATGATGTATTAAGTGCAGAAGATGATGCTAAATACAAAGAAATGGAAAAGAGATTCGATGATTTAACTAACGAAATCAAAAGAATGGAAAGAATGGAAGTTATTGAAGCAGAACTTAACAAACCAGTTAATATGCCTATCGTTAATAAACCTATGGTAGAAGATGAGGATAAAACTGGACGTGCATCTAAAAATTATAAAAAGAATTTCTGGAATGCAATGAGAATGAAACATATGAGACCTGAAGTTGCTGATGCTCTTCAAATTGGTACTGATTCAGAAGGTGGCTATTTAGTTCCTGATGAATATGAAACTACACTTGTTGAAGCATTAGAGGAAGAAAACATCTTTAGAAAACTAGCTCATGTTATTAACACATCTTCAGGTGATAAGAAGATTCCTGTTGTCGCATCTAAAGGTAGTGCATCTTGGGTTGATGAAGAAGGTACTATTTCAGATTCTGATGATGCATTCTCTCAAGTATCAATTGGTGCTTATAAGTTAGGTACTTTAATTAAAGTTTCAAATGAACTTTTAAATGATAGTGCATTTAACTTAGAAGCATACATTACTAAAGAATTTGCAAGACGTATCGGAACAAAAGAGGAAGAAGCATTCTTTGTTGGTGATGGTTCTGGCAAACCTACAGGTATCTTTAATGCAACTGGTGGTGCAGAAGTAGGTATAACTACAGCTTCAGCTACAGCAATCACAGCTGATGAATTAATTGATTTATTCCATTCATTAAAAGCACCTTACAGAAAGAATGCTGTATGGCTTGTTAATGATTCAACAGTTAAGGCTATTAGAAAACTTAAAGATAATAACAATAACTATTTATGGCAACCTGGTTTAACTGTAGGAGCACCAGATACAATTCTTGGCAGACCTGTTTATACATCTAGCTTTGTACCTACTATTGCAGCAGGTGCAAAGACTATCGCATTTGGTGACTTCTCTTACTATTGGATTGCAGATAGACAAGGACGTATCTTTAAGAAATTATCTGAGCTTTATGCTGCAACAGATCAAACTGGATTCGTTGCTACTCAAAGAGTAGATGGTAAGTTAATTCTTCCTGAAGCAGTAAAAGTATTAAAACAAAAAGCTACTTCAGGTAACTAAAAATAGGAGGTGGCAGGAATGACTGCAAATGATTTATTAGAAAGTGTGAAAACAAATCTAATCATAACATTCAACGATGATGACAATCTTATCCTTTCTCTCATTTCTGCCGCTATATCTTATGCAGAAGGTTATCAGCATTTTGAAGAAGGATACTACCAAAGCCATGATATGACCGATAGAACCAAACAAGCAGTTATCATGCTATCAAGCCACTTTTATGAATCACGTGATGGTTCAACTGGTGGCTTTTTTGCTGATAACACTAATGCTTCAGAACAAACATATAAGACCGTTAATCGACTATTACTTTTAGATAGAGAGTGGAAGGTGTAGCCTATGGGATTTGGTTTAATGAATAAAAAAGCACAAATTGTTTCTATTACTCGTGAAACCGATTCTGAGGGCTTTAGTTTTGAGAATGTTGAGGTTTTAGCTGACATTCGAGTATTTGTTGAAGGTAGACATGGAAGCGAACGTTGGGCGAATTTGGCGGCTTTCTCGGAAGCAACTGAACTCTTTAGATTTCGTAGAGTTCCTAATCTTGTTATTACAACTAAGCAATATTTATTGTTTGAAGGAAACAGATACAACATATTATCTGCTGAAAATGTAAAAGGAAGAGGAATGTATACTGAGATACTTGCTAAAAGAGTGGAGGCTTCAAATGGCTAAATGTACTGCTAAGCTTCCAGAAGATCTACTTAAGAAACTATCAAGAGTTGGTTCTAATATGGATAAAATTGCAACTGAAGCACTTGAAGCTGGTGGTGAGGTTGTTCTTAAAAAGACTAAAAGCAACCTACAAGAAGCAGTGGGTAATAGTGGTAAATCAACTGGTCAATTAGTAAATGCCTTAGGTCTATCACCAGTTTTAGTTGATAGAAATGGCAACTATAACATTAAAGTTGGCTTTGATGAATATAGACGTGATGGATCAGCTAATGCAATGGTAGCCAACATTATCGAATATGGTAAACATGGTCAACCTGCTAAACCATTTTTAAAGAATGCTAAAACAGCTTCTAAAAAAGAATGTGAGGATGTAATGAAAAGAACAATTGAGGAGGAAATAAAGAAAATATGAATATTTTATCTGAAGTTAAAACTTTACTTGAAACATTAAATATTCCAATTGAAACTGGAGTATTTACTGGTGAAGCACCAAATGAATATATTGTCTTAGTTCCTCTTGCTGATTCATTTCCATTAAATGCTGATGATGAACCGCAAACTGACAAGCAGGAATTAAGGATTTCAATATTTACAAAAGGTAATTACATCAAACTGAAAAACAGCATAACAGGAAGATTAATTACTCATTTCTTTTATATAACTGATAGAAGATATAACGGTTATGAAACTGATACAGGCTACCATCAGTACACAATAGACGTGGCCAAAACTTATGACATAGAGGAGGATAATTAACTATGGCAACAATTGGATTAGATAAACTTTATTATGCACCTATTACTGAGGATGCAAATGGTAATGAAACATATGGAACACCAGTTCAACTTGCAAAAGCAATATCAGCTGAGTTAAGCGTTGAACTTAATGAAGCAACTTTATATGCAGATGATGGTCAAGCTGAAGCTGTAAAAGAATTTAAGTCAGGAACTATATCTTTAGGAATTGATGACTTAGGAAATGAAAAAGCAGCAGCACTTGTTGGAGCTACTGTTGATGCTAATGGTGTGCTTGTTTCAAGTGGCGAGGATGTTTCGCAATATGTAGCAATTGGCTTTAGAGCTAAAAGAGCAAATGGTAAATATAAGTATTTCTGGTTATACAGAGTACTATTTGGTATTCCTGCTACAAGTCTTGCAACAAAAGGTGATTCAATTACTTTCTCAACACCTACAATTGAAGGAACTATCGTTCGCAGAAATAAAGTAGATGCTAATAATAAACATTTATGGAAAGCAGAAGTTACTGAAACTGATTCAAACACCGCAATCATTAATGCTTGGTACAATGCAGTTTATGAACCTACATATACACAAAATGGAGGTAATAATTAATGGCTGATGAGAGAAGTGCAATCATCAAAATTGGTGATAAAGAATATGAACTTTTGCTAACAACTAAGGCAACTAAGGAAATTGCCAAAAAGTATGGTGGCCTTGAAAAGTTAGGAGACAAACTTTTAACAAATAAGGATTACGAAGGTGCAATTGGTGAGATAGTATGGCTTATTGTCACACTTGCTAATCAACCAATTCTTATTCATAACTATAAAAACAAGGATAACCAAAAAGAGTTATTGACTGAAGATGAAGTTGAGCTTTTAACTACACCACAAGATTTAGCAAATTTCAAAGATGCTATTACTGAAGCTCTTTATAAAGGAGTCAAACGAAATATAGAGAGTGAAAAGCCAAAAAACGCAGTGGGCGAGTAAGCGATGAAGAGTTGTTTACTCGTCTTTTATATTATGGCTTAGCACACTTGCATATAACTCAAGATGAAGTGTGGCTTATGCCTTTTGGATTACTTTTAGATTTATGGGAATGCCATAAACAGTTTGAAGGTATCTCAAAACCAAAAATAGAAATATTCATTGATGATGTAATACCAGAAGGAATTTAAAAGGAGGTGGTTGATGTGGCAGAGAATTTTGGATTAAAAATAGGTCTTGAAGGTGAAAAAGAGTTCAAATCAGCACTTGCCGATATCAATAACTCCTTTAAAGTTCTAGGTTCTGAAATGAAGCTTGTCGAGAGTCAATTCGATAAGAATGATAACTCAGTAGAAGCATTAACAGCTAGGAACGAAGTATTAGAAAAGTCGATAGAAAGCCAAAAAACTAAAATTGAAACACTTAGATCAGCGCTTGCTAATGCATCTACATCTTTTGGTGAAACTGATAAAAGAACTCAAGCATGGCAAGTTCAATTAAATAATGCTGAAGCTGAGTTAAATAAAATGGAGCGTGAACTCCAAAACAATAATAAACAGTTAGAAAATGCTGATAAAGAATTTAGTGAAGCTGAAAAGAGTGCAGATAAGTTTGGCGATGAAGTTGAAGATGCAGGAAATCAGTCTGATGATTCATCTAAGAAGTTTGAAGCATTAGGAAGTGTTGTAAAAGGTGTAGCTGCTGGAATGGCAGCTGCTATGGCCGCAGTTGGTGCTGCAATAGTATCAGTTGGAAAGAAGCTAGTTGAATGTACTAAAGAAGGTGCCGCTTATGCAGACTCAGTACTTACTGAAAGTCAAGTAACAGGAATTGCTACTGATAAACTTCAAGAATATATGTATGCAGCTGAACTTGTAGACGTGTCTGTCGATACTTTAACTAAGTCAATGGCTAAACAGATTAAGTCTATGAAATCCGCACAGGATGGATCTAAGACAATGGTTGAAGCCTATGAAAAACTAGGTGTTGAAGTCATGAATGCTGATGGAACACTTAGGGATAGTGACACTGTTTACTGGGAAATTATAGAAGCACTAGGTAATTTAGAAAATGAAACTGAACGTGATGCACTTGCAATGACTATCTTAGGTAAATCAGCACAAGAATTAAATCCATTAATTGAAGCTGGTGCTGAAAAGATGGAGGAACTTGGTAAGCAAGCTCATGATGCAGGTTACGTTGTTTCTGATGAAATGTTAAATGCATATGGTGCTTTAGATGATCAATTACAACTTTTAAATAATGGATCAACAGCACTTAAGAATGCATTAGGTTCTGTTCTTTTACCTATAATGACAGACCTAGCGTCTGAAGGAGTATCTTTACTTGGTGAGTTTACTAAAGGAGTTCAAGATGCAAATGGTGATATTTCTAAGATTGCAGATGTTATAGGTGAGATACTTCCTAAAGCATTAAATATAGTTATGAAGCATATTCCAACCATAGTAGATATGATTGGAAGTGTTGTTGTTTCTATTGGTGAAGCAATAGTAGATAACTTAGATGTTTTAATAGCTGCAGCTGAAAAGCTAATGAATACTTTCTTAAATGCAATATTAAAAGCATTACCTAAACTTACATCAAGTGCGATTCAGATAGTATCTATTATAGTAAAAGGAATACTTGCTAATCTTCCTAAGATTCTAGAAGCTGCAATTCAAGTGATAGTAACTCTTGCAAGTGGCATAGCTTCGTCTCTTCCTGAATTAATACCAGCAATTGTAGAAGTAGTAGTTCAGCTTGTGAACACTTTAATTGAAAATATGCCTTTAATTTTAGATGCTGCACTTCAATTAATCGAAGGACTAGCTCAGGGAATACTTGAAGCAATACCTATTTTAATTGAGGCACTACCAGAGATTATATTAGCTATTGTTGATTTTATCTTAGGATCAATTCCGCAGATCATAGATGTTGGTATTCAGTTACTAACTTCACTTGTTGATGCTTTACCTGATATTATTGCTGCAATTGTCGCAGCTATTCCTCAAATTATAAATGGAATCATTAATGCAGTTTTAAATGCTATCCCATTAATAATTGATGCAGGTATCAGATTACTAGTTGCTTTAGTACAGGCTTTACCAGAAATTATAGTAATGGTAGTTCAAGCAATACCACAGATAATTACAAGTATCATTAATGCCTTTGTAGGTAATATAGATAAAATTATCCAAGTTGGTGTTCAGCTATTTACTGCCTTAATTCAGAATCTACCAATAATTATCATTGAGATAGTAAAGAACATACCTCAAATATTAAGCGCAATTATAAATGGATTTGCTTCAGGCTTTTCTCAAATGGCTGATGTAGGTAAGAACTTAGTTAGAGGTTTATGGGAAGGTATAAAATCTTTAGCTTCATGGATTTGGGACCAAGTATCTAACTGGGCATCAAATTTGTGGAATGGTATAAAGAACTTCTTTGGAATTCACTCACCATCAACTAAGATGGCCTTTATTGGTGACATGATGATGGAAGGTCTAGCTAAAGGTATTGATGAGACTGCTGGTGAAGTTATAGATTCAGCTGAAACTATGACTAATGATCTAAATAATGTATTTGATGATTTAGGTGCTGATATGAATAAAGTACCTACTGATTTTAATGTATCAAGCACAGTCGATACTTTAGGTAAGTCGAGCGTTGCATCGGGATTAAAAATAGAATTACACATTGATAATTTTAATAATTATTCAAGAGAAGATATAACAAGTTTAACTGAAGAAGTAATGGAAGTTGCAGATAGCTTTGTAAGAAGAAAAGGAGTTGTATTTGGAACATGAGTTATTTTGAATTTAATGGACATAGATCAGATGAATTTAATATAAGAATCCAGAACAAATCAGTATATTCAGTTCCTAAACGAGACTTGTCTTTGACTGCGATTCCAGGAAGAAATGGTGAGTTAATAACATCTAATAATAGGTTTGGAAACTCAAGTGTTTCTTATACTTGCTTTGTAGTCTCAAAATCCATAGAAGAATTATCCGATAAAATCACGTTAATTAAGAACTGGTTATATAGAGATGTAGATTCATATCATGATCTAAAAGACTCATATGATTTAAGATTCAAAAGAAAAGCAGTTTTTAATAATAAGTTAGACATATCTGATGAAGTAAATAAGATAGGAACATTTACTATAACTTTTTCATCTAAACCTCAAAGATATTTATTAGATGGCCTGAATACAATAACAATTACTGAAACAACAACTTTAAATAATCCATTCTCACTTACCTCAAGTCCATACTTGAGAATTTTTGGTAATGGTGATGGAAGAGTTATAATTCAGAATAACAAAGGTAATCGTATTATTAATATTTCATCCATTGATGGATATATTGAAATAGATTCAGAAGAAATGAACTGTTATAAAGGAACTTTACTTCAAAACAACCTAGTTAGTAGCGATGGCTTTCCTGAATTTGTAGAAGGAAATAATATCATTTCATTTGAAGGTGATATTACAAGAATTGAGATTGTACCAAGGTGGGTGAGCCTATGATTCCAGTATTATTTAATCCAACTGATTATATTTTTAATAACTTTGGAATAGGTCATTTAATAGATGTCATTTCTTGTGAAGTAACAGAAGAAAGAAATGGACCTTATGAATTAACTTTAAAATATCCAACAAGTGGATTCTTATATGATAAACTTCAAAAAGAATACATCATCTTAGTAAAAGCTAATGATATATCTGATAATCAGGCCTTTAGAATCTATAGTATTTCAGTTCCTATTAATGGAATTGTTACGATTAAGGCACAGCATATTTCATATGATTTAGCAAATATCGCAGTTAAACCATTTACTCTAGAAAATAATAGTCCAGCATTAGTTGGTAATAAGTTACTTGAGGATGCAGTTATCAATCATCATTTTACTTATCAAACTGATATTTCAAGTGGGAAGACATATGGCTTCGATATTCCTAAATCTATAAGAGCATGTTTAGGTGGATCTAAAGGATCAATGTTAGATATCTGGGGTGGAGAGTTTGAATGGGATAATTTTGTAATTAAGCAACATTCAGCTCGCGGCCTTGATAGAGGTGTTGTTATCGAATATGGTAAGAATCTAACTAAACTTGATAGTGATTCATCAATTGAAGATACTTATACGCATGTGCTTCCATATGGGATATTAAAGGATGATGAAACCGGTGAAGAAACAATTGTAACTTTACCAGAAGCAGTACTTCCAGTTAACAATACAATACTTCAAAATGGTAAGGTTTATATTAAGGATTTTACAGATCAGTTTGGCGATGATGAACGTGTTACTGAATACGCCTTAAGAACTAAAGCTAATATCTGGATAAGAAATCATCCGCTTGGAGTAGATAAACTAACTATAAAAGCTTCATTTGAACCATTAAGTACACTTCGTGAAAAAGTAGCTCTATGTGATACTGTGACAGTAAGACATAGAGCTTTTGGCGTTGATGTTAAAATGAAGGTTATTAAAACAGTTTATGATACTATCCTAGAAAAATATAAATCTATTACTTTAGGTGAAGCTAAATCAAATCTTGCAGTAAGAGTTAATTCAATTGAAGAAGAAATTATAGATACAAAGAAGGAAGTAGATAGATTTCCTCTTTTACTTACAAACGCAATTTCAAATGCAACCAAACTCATAACAGGTGCTAAAGGTGGATGTGTTGTATTACATACTGCTGATGATGGTACACCTTATGAACTTTTAATTTTAGATAGTGAAAATATAGAAGAAGCTGTAAATGTGTGGAGATGGAATCTAGGAGGACTTGGATTTTCATCTCATGGCTATAGTGGACCATATGAAACTGCAATAACTGCAGATGGTTCAATAGTAGCTAATTTTATAACTTCAGGAACATTGATTGCAAATATTATAAAAGCCGGAGTCTTATCTAGTCAGGATGGAAGTTCGTATTGGAACCTAGATACTGGCGAGGTTGTACTTCGTGCTTATGCAACAACTGAAGCTGTAGATGAACAAATAACTAGAATTGATACCATTGAAGCGCAGAAGATGTATAGGTTAGTTATTTCATCTACAAATGGAAATATCTTCAAAAATGGTGATATCAATACTACCTTAAAAGCAACGGTATATTCATGGGATGAAGATATAACAGATACGCTTGATGATAATCAGTTTATCTGGACTAGAGTTTCAAGTGATACTAATGCAGATATTATTTGGAATCATGATCATTTTGGTGGTTCTAAAGAAATACAAATAACAAATGAAGATGTGAAAGTAAGAGCCACATTTTATTGTGACTTAATAGATACAACTACAAGAAGATCCTTATTAGGAAATGAAGAGGAGGAATAACAAATGAGTAGAGCTCAGGGACAATTTACTATTATTGATTATAATGACGCCTTAACCTTAACAGGTTATATTGGCTCAAATCATCCAAAGACTCAGATGTATAACCCAGACAATGGATCATATACTCCTAACTGGCAATCATCTAATTTGGTTTTAACACCAAGTCTTTATGTCATTGGTACAACAACTGACCAGATAACTAGTTCTCAAGTCAAATCAGTTAAGTGGTATCAAGGAACATCTACAACAGCTATCACAACTGGTGGTAACTATGCTTTATCTGGTGCAAAGAATCATATTTTAACTGTAAAAGCTAATATCATGGCAGGACTAGCTGGTGTTGATTTTAAGTGTGTAATCACTTATGAAGATGCATCTACCGGTCTTGAAATAACACATCCTTTGACTATTGCTTTCTCAAGAGTAGTTAATGGTGGAGGTATTGTAGATTTACTAGTTACTACACCATCAGGTAATGTATTTAAGAATAATGATGTAGCAACTCTAACTGCAAAAGCAGAACTTTGGAGAGGCTCAAGCGTAGATACTACAAACGTTGGATATAAATGGGCGATTATGGACCCTTCTGTAACAAGCTCAAGTTCAACTGGATATGATGCTGATTTTGGTGTTGGTTGGAGGAAGTTAACTGATACTACTGGAAAGTATACTGGTACAACTACAGCAACAATCACTATCTATGCAGCAGCTGTAGATTCATACGCTGTCTTTAAGTGCTGTGCTACTGACACTGATTCAGCATCAAATACTTATAATTCTAAGTTCTTTGATGTAGCAACATTCATAGATAATGCAGATCCACTTCAAGTTGTAATTACCTCAACTGGTGGAGATGTATTTAAGAATGGCCAAGGAAGCACAACATTAAAAGCAGTTGTATATCAAGCTGGTGCTGAAATAGATGCAACTGGTACAGGAACATATACTTGGACTAAATATAATAAAGATGGTGCGATTGATACTTCCTGGGGTACTAGTGGACACAAAACTGGTAAGACGTTGTCTGTTTCAAATACTGATGTAACTACAAAAGCAACATTCATGGTTGAAGTAGTTTTATAGGAGGTGCTTTTATGAGGTCACAAGCTCAATATACAATTTATTCTTTGAATGATGTTTATACAGGAACTAGTGCTCCTCAAAATCCATATAAAGGTCAGTTGTGGGTAGACACGTCTCAAAACCCACCTTTAACTAAGGTATATAATGGCACAGCTTGGAAAGAACAAAATGGCACAGATACTTTAAAATCTAATGTTCAGACTTTAACAACAAAACAAGCTACCTTTGAAACTAATCTAAATGGACTCACTAGTACTGTTGAATCTCATACGCAAGTTATAACAACTATTGGTGAAGATTTAGATACAGCAAAAGAAGATATAAATGTTTTAGAATCCGATGTTTCTGCTTTAGAACAAACAGCAAGTTCTATATCAGCTGAGGTTGCTAATAAAGCAAATAGTGAATATGGCAATTCTAGCTCATCATTTGGATGGAAACTAACAAGTTCTGGTTTTGAATTATATTCAAATGGTAAAACTGTAATGAAAGTAAATAATGCTAAGCTTGAGGTAAATGGAAAGATAGTATCAACTGAAGGTTCAATAGCAGGATTTACTTTAAGCAGCAATGCAATAAAAAATGGTGTCACTTCATTTAGTGATACCAGCCATAATGGTGTTTATATAGGTACTGATGGAATAAGACTTGGTCCTAACTTCACAGTTGATCCAACAGGTGTGATTACAGCAGTTGGCCTAAGAATCAATTTAACTGATACTCAAAAAGCAGAATTAAAAGGTGCAAAGGGTGATAAAGGTGATACTGGTGCGACCGGACCTACTGGGCCTACAGGTCCGACTGGTCCAACTGGTCCTGCAGGATCAGATGCGACTGTAAATTGGACTAATATTTGTAATGCTTTAGCAGGTTCAAAAGAATCTCAAGGAATCTCAAGAGGAATCTATACTAAAAATGGCTATACCTATGTAATGGCCGATGCTATAGAAGCTAGCTGGATTAATTCTGGTATCATATCAGCGCTTCAGGGAAAGATTGGTGGGTTTAATATCACATCAAATAGCTTATATGCAGGAACTCCTGGAAGTAATAGTGGTATTGAACTTACATCAGTTTCTTTAATTGGATATAAATCAAATAATGAAAATCAACATAGCACTCAAGCAGTTAGTAAAATAACAATGCATAGTGCTATGAACCTAGTAATTTATATTCGTTCCTATGCTGAATCATCATTTGACTATACGATAGCTTCTAAAGTTAATGCTGCTGCATATCCAACTCAATCAACTGATTCTACAGTTTATGCTCACACAAGAGGTAACCAACAAAGTGGTAAGACATTAAGTTCATATACTAAGGTAGAATATACTGGTTTAAAATCTGGTGATTATATCTTTATTGTTTATCGTAAGGATGGAAGTGCAAATAGTGGTGATGATAGAGGATATGTTTTAGTTCCAGATACATCAGAGATTTCAGTAGCTTCAAATGGTGGAACTTATTATTTTGTAAGAGATACATCATTAGATATTAAAGGCGCATCAATAAAAGTAGGTAGCAATTTTAGTGTTGATAATACTGGTGCCTTAATCTCAAAAAGTGGTAAGATTGGTAAATTAGAAATTAATAGTAGTGGTCTTAAATATTCAAATAATACATATGGAAGTTTTAGTATTGGTGAAGAAAGCACTGATGACAGATTACCAAAGTATGCAATTGCTGCAACTAGCATGAGAATTAATAGTGCTTATTTTGGATTTAAATCAGATGGTTATTATGGCCAATACTGGTCTCAACTAGATCAGAATGGATTATCAATCTATTACACAGATGGTAACGAAGCTGCTACATGTAAAACTAATATTTCCATACAAGAAATGATGAGAATACCTGCATTTGAGAATATATTTCCTACTGCTGGAAGACATATAAGAATCTGGTGTGGCAGAATGTCATTAGCTCAAGATGCATGGGGTTCAATTTATCTTGGCTCATATTTTACGACGATTTCTTATGTATATGCCACTTGCCAAGCGACTGCTTCAAACGAAAGCTTAAGTGGTACAAAAGGAATATGTATGACTTATATCAGTGGCACGACTGTTTATATAGCAAATGATGGTGCAGGTACTAGATATGTCACATATTTAGTTATCGGATATTAGGAGGACCTATGATTATTAAGATTAATGAAAATGGGTACGTTGAAAGCCCCTATATTAGAGATGCAACAATAGAACTAGAAGTTACTGATGAACAGCTAGAACAAATATCAACATTTAGTTTCAATACTAATTGGAGATATTTAAATGGTGAGTTCGTACTTGAATCTTTAATGGATGAGAATTCACTAAGAGAAAGAAGACAAAGAGAATGTTTTAGCATTCTTGATAATAGATCACAACTTTGGTGGAATAAGCTGACAGAAATTCAAAGAGAAGAAATTGAGGCGTGGTATGAGGCATGGCTTGAAGTAACTGAAACTAAGGTCATACCAGAAAAACCATCGTGGCTTTAGTAGGAGGTACATATGAGTGAAACAACACAACTTATATTATTAGTAGCATCAGTGATAACAGCACTTGGGGTAATACTCGGTGCTGTTTTTACTTTCCATAATTGGCTTTTAAAAAGGGATAAGAATGATTCTGATATAAAAGCAATAAAAGAAGAACAATCAATATTAACTAAAGGTGTGCTCGCATGCCTTAAAGGTTTAAAAGAACAGGGATGTAATGGACCTGTGACAGAAGCTATAAATGATATTGAAGATCATATAAATAAACAGGCACATAAATAGGAGGTAAATCATGGATTATTTAAACTTAATTAGCGTTCCAGCAATCGCAGTAGCTGTGTATTTTATTATTGAGGTATTAAAGAAAGCATTTAATAACAATGAGAAGTTTTTAAGATTCATTCCTTTAATATCTTTAATTATTGGTATAGTAGCAGGAATCATCTGTTTCTACTTTATTCCATCAATTATACCTGCAACTAATGTAATTGTAGCGATTATTATTGGTGGTGCATCTGGTTTAACAGCTACTGGAACTAACCAAATATTCAAGCAAATTAATAAGGGAAAATAAAAAATTTAATGAAAATGTTTACATAGGGGTAAGAGATACTTTTTTAGAAAAAAGAGGCTTCTAAGAGCCCATATAGAAAAATAAAATAACCTTTAAGAATCTTTTTTATCAAAAAATGAATGGTAGCAATTTAGGTGCGTTTGACATACTTTTTGATTGGTGGTAAAGTACAGTAAATTCGATAGAAACTGACGTCAATTATTATCAATCATAATTTAGAAAGGAAGGTGTGAACGTGCCGGTTTTAAACTTGACTGATAGAGAAGTTCAAACATTAGTAGGTATACTTTTAGTAGAAGAACAAGATCTAAAAGAATTAATTGAAACTGCTGATAGTCCTAATGATAAAGCAGAACTTGAAGGTGAGCTTGAAAGAGTAGAATCTATAAAAGCAAAATTAAAATAATTTCTTTTAGGAATTTCAAAATAAAAATCGTATTATATTATTGAGGAGTCATGAATCCTCCCTAATGGCATAAGTTATGGTTGCTCGTGGACAGCGTCGTGCCTAGGACCACGTTAAAAGGCTAGCGCACATTCGGCTACGGAAACAGTAGTGGGTTAGGTCTCTTACCCTAAAGAGAGGTCTTTTTTGCTAATTTTATATCATATTATTATCTAACACCTATTACTTTAAATAATTATTTTTTCTCGAAAAAAATCTTGATTACGAATTTTCCTCTAGTTTCCACTTTTTAGCAGGAAAATGTAAGTATAACGAGTATCAATGCAAGTTTTTAGCAATTATAACGAGTTGCTTAAAGACATTAGAGTTAAGTATAGCTGATACGAAAGTATTGGCTATTTTTCTTTATATATGCATAAATACTGCAAATATTAA